ATTCATTAACTTTGGGTAAAAGAGCCATTGGTTATAGTGCAGATCAAAAAAGCAATACCCGAAGATTGAAAGAAGAAGCTAAAAATTTAAGGTTTGATTCTCCATTTAAAGGGAGAGCAACGTTTTTAGAGTATAATACTTTGAATGATAAACAAAAAGCTTATGTTAAATTTTAGTGTTTCGAATTAAGTTGTTTTATTTTTAAAAATCTTTCATTTCCTTTACTTTTCGGATTAAATGAACTATATCCATCACAAAGATACGGACATAATCTACCATATTTATCATCAGGTATTGAATTTTTACAATAATCACAATTATGTATTTTAGTCAACATATCCGTATACTAATATAGGTTGATCTTTATTAGGATTAGCTGAAAACCTTGGAGTATATGATACTTTTAATGTACCAAAACTAAACTTAGCATCTAAAATAGCTAACCTAACATGTTTTTTAAGTGTAGTTCCAAGATTATACTTAGTATAGTATTTTATTAGCTCTTGTACTGCAAAAGCATTAAGTTCATATTCACCACTTCTAGGATTTACGATAGGAGTTGGGTTTTGAAAATACAAATATGGCAATTCTTTCTTAATATTAGAGAATATCAAGTTTACAGTAGTTTTATCTTTCGGAAGTATATTATCATCAAGATGCCATTGAATACCTTCATAAAAATCTATAAGTTTATTTAGATTTTTATGTTTAGTATTACGTATTTTTCTAGCTACTGCTATTCTAGCTTTCCATATTTTTATTTCATCACTAGCTATGATATTATTTTGTTTAGGTTCTGGAAGTCTCTCGTAAACTTCACTACTTTGAGGAACTTCCAAAATTTCTGCATTTTTATCGTCTTGAATAGGCATAGTTTATCCTAATCTAGTTAAACAATCAAAATTTTTACATGCTTGTGGTCGATTTTCATATATTTCACAAAGTTTTGTATCTTCGTTAAAGAAAACACACGGACTACCTGTAGTTTTGTTATCTTTTTTTACCAAAATAGGCACATATCCAAGTATCATGTGATTTTCAGTTAATGGTACTATTTTTATTTTTCCTGTAAATCTAGGAATTTCTTCTTTAGATAAAGTTACACCATATCTAGAACAACAAGATTGATTATATTTACATTCAGTTAGGCAGTTCATATTATACAGCCTTGTCTTTCAGTTTTTCAACCATTCTTAAGGTACCCAAACCAAGAAGTAATCCAACGAGTTCCATTAATCCTTTTGGTTCACCTATTGGAAATTTACATATTTCTTGTGCTGCCCATGAAACTTTAACCCACAAAATAGTTGCCATTAAATATTGTGGAATAAAATAAAGTCCAATAGCTGTCCCTGCAATCCAACCTATATATGGTCGCCATCCTGCTACAAATATGCTCCTATGAGAAGCTTCAGCTTTATTAATTTCAATCTGCCCCATTTTAGCTTGTGCTTCTAATTCGTTTACTTTTTCAAGAATTTCAGCTTGTTTATCCGGTGAAATTTCACCAGTTATAGCTGATCTTATGTCTTTTGCAAGACTTCCAACTCCTTCAAAAACACCTTTTACACCACCTAAAGTTGCACTACCTATTATATTTGAAAATAGTCCCATATTAATTACTTATCCTCGATAAGATAATCTTTTGAAAATGGTTGTTTTGCAAATCTCAATGTATCTGTTTCATAGTTTTCTGACCAAGGAATACGTCTGTAATTAGTTAGATTATATCTATAATTTTCAGACCAAGATTGTCGTAAAAATCTCTCTTTATTTTCAGTTTGAGCTTCATAATCTTCAGACCAAGGTAAACGCAAAATAAGAGTAGTTCCATCAAGAAGATAATTTTCTGAAAATGCTTGACAAATTAATCTCATACCTGATCTAAATAAATCTTGAATAAAACTAAAACCAGAAGAAAATAAACCATCAGTTATGAATAATCCCCTATCTGGCTTATTTGTCAAATCAAGATTAGCAGGTTTTTTAAACCCATCCATTATTATTGCAAAATAACTTATCGCCATAGCTTTTTATACCACGGAACTTTCGGTTTAATTTTAACTTCATCAAGAACATCTGGTTTTATAGATAATTTTACAACTTCAATGCGTATTAAATTAGATAATATAGATATACCATTTTTATCATATCCAAACTTTTCACCATCAGCTATTCTTTGTGCAAAATCAACCATGACTTTATTGATTACATCTTCATGATATCCATGACCAATAAGCCATTTTTTTATGCTTAAATAATTTCTTCCTTCTTGCATAAATAATTTTGCAACATCGTTACTCATATTTTACCTCGACCTAGTTGCTGTAGTATCATCATCAGATAAATCCCATGTTTCCATTACATCTAAATCGTTTTTCTCATAAGCTGTTTCTAACAAAGCTGTAGCTGATCGTTTTGTAAATAATCTATTCCAAATTGCTTGAATTTTATTAATTAGAGTACCTGGAGCAGCCCCAACTGTAGCTACATCACAAGTTATTAAATCTAAACCTCCAGCCGGTAATATTATATTTGTAAGATTAGTTCCATCTTCAGTATTAGGCATAAAACCTGTAGCAGTAAGCCAATTTCCTTGGTTTGTTTGTAATTCATTAGTATCAGCAAGAATAGCTGCAATCTCTGTATCTAAATATCCAGCGATAGTATTAAGTTGCGTAGTTGTTGCCATATCAGGAATGGCACTGAAACTTGAACCATCTTCAGTATCAAGCATTGGATTAGTAGGAATAGCTGCTATTGCAGCAGCATGATCCGCGCTTTGTGCAACATGACTACCTGCATTTATTGTCCCAACTATTCTAGTTAATAAAGTATCAAGTTTTGTTATTAATTCAACCAAATTTACGTTAAGTAATCCTGTTTCAGGATCTAAAACAACATTTTCTTCACCTATTTCTTCTACATTTACATTTATTCTATCATGAGAATCGCCAATATAGCGATTTTGAATACTAAAATGTGCTATCCATGCATTAATTGTTGCAGCATCTACTGTAGCACCTTCTATTCTAACAAAATAATCATTTTGTATTTCAAAAAAGTTAGGAATTGTATCATCGGAAGTGTCTATTACAATAAAATGATTACCTGTAATTCCATCAAAATCTATACTAACAGTTACTCCTGAAGCATCATTACGTTGAACTAAACTTTCACCTTTATGAATATGCACATCTGTATTTACTAAATTAGTAATAGTTGTAGATGCGCTTGGATCATTTGAATCGAAAGTATTTAATGGAATATATACTTTTGAATATTCCAAAAAATCGCCAAGATAAGGCACCATTTAAAATCCTCCAAATGGACCGGAAAATGGACGCGATAAGGGACGTGGAATTGGCAATGTCCCACCTACGCCTCCCACATCCCCACCTTCCCAATCCGAAAACATCCCGGTCGTTTCGTCTGTCGAATATGCCGACCCCCAACCATACGCCCCGGAATCCACATTACTGTCAGTGTAGTCAGATCCGATTTGAGAGCCATCGTCCCATACCGATATTGTCGTTCCGCTCACACGCAGTTCGAACTCGCTCCCTGCAGCCATCGTGTATGATATGTACGATCCACCAGTAACCGAAGTATAATTACCTGCACCATCGTAATACTGAACGTAGATTCTGCTAGCGTGCCAATACGTTCGGTAAAACTTATCGTCGCTGTTCCGCTGCCGAACAATCAGCATTGGAAGATTGGTCACATCGACCACATGCCCCTTACTGTACTGATTGGCCGCAGGAGACCCAGTGTTGTAAAAAACCCCATGAGCGAAGTTTACATTACCAACCCCACCATCAGACGGCAAAGCATACCCGCCGCTCTTGCGGCACGGGTATAAATCGTCGCAGGTTGTCCAAGGATCACCTATGGGCTCCGCTGCGGGATCATTAAAAGCATCGGTCGGCATTATCTAAATCGCTCCTTCGTGATCCAATCGAGTTGTGAGGACTTTAATTTGTTGGCTATTGGAAGGCTTACATCTATGGATGTCAGTTCCGCTTTTTCCTCCATGATGCCCTCACAAAGCTTGGTAATGGGTTCACCCTTGCGCTCCAATATAATCTTGTTGTGAACCTCATATGGGGCCTCAATACGGACAATGAAGGACTCGCCAACCTTGTGAATAAACCCCACGCACTTGTCATTTTCTGGATTTATAACATCCCATGCCGCAGCATGAAATGGATCATCCCATGTACCCTTGCCCGAATATGGAGACAAGTACCAACGTATCACCTCACCCTCCTATCCTCTCGTGTGCCCTGCCATCCCCGGCTGTCTTTTGCTGTGAGGGTCATTGAGGCCATAACTGGAATATCACCTTACTCATACTATCCCCCAATGCTATTAATATACCCATACTACCTCTTGAGGTTTATTACTTTCATCACAATCATCTACATGTATAAAAGTTTTTCCAATGCCTATTCTTTTGAAATATTTTAGCAAAATAGGAAGCATATAATACCTATTTTGTGAAACATCACATTTAATATCAACAGCTTTTCCTGTAGTATGATTTCCTTTGCCACCTAATTCAGAATCATGATATTTACATCTATATCCAGATGTAATAATTATAGGAAAACCATATTTATTTCTTACTTTATCAAGTTTTTTTACAAAATCTTGATTCATATTTTCTTCTTTACAACCACACTTACAAATAAATTCTTCTCTTTTAAAATTACCTATTTCGTTCCAGTCCACCATTATGTGCTATCCTTTCAAGTTTTATATCCATGTTTTTCAAAAGATCATATATTCTATTAACATCACAATTATATCTTTCTAAACTAACATATTCTTTTGGTATATCTGATAACTTATCAGATATTTTTTCTATTTTGGTTGACATAAACACGGATGAAAGCGACAAAGCAGTTAAAATTATATATATTAAATATGTCAACCATGCTATTTTTTCTTTTCTAATATCATAAGTCATAGGTTTCCTACGTATAGTCCAGGTCTATTACCCAATAGACCTCTAGCTCTTTTAATTCTTCGCTTCCATGATTCTAAAGAGTTAGGATGTACTATTTTCATCTCTTTTTTACTTGAAGGTTTTACTAAATACAACTGATATGCAGCAGCATCAGCTTCATCTCGCCATTTTGCTTTTGGAAATCTTGACAAAGAATATATTAAAGTAGTATGTGAACGCATGAATTTATATCTACCAGTATTCACATATGGCGAAAGTGCTGCTATATGATCTTCTTTTGATTTACCTTTATGATCTAGCTCTACTATTCGCATAACTTTATGTTCTGGATCGTTTACAACTCGCTCCATTAGCCAGTGTTTCAATGCTTTTTGATAAACGTATTTCTCTATTCCTATCTTTTCACACTCATATTCAAAGTAAAATTTCCAAATCATATCCATAAAAATAGTAGGATTTACTCTATCACGATAAGAAAGTATACAATACATATTTTTTTCATTATCTGTTGCTGTAATATTTATCGCACTGTATGCACTAGTTGGATTTTCTGTATGTGCAGGATCTACAGTCATGAATTTTCTAAACTGCTTATAATCACCAGGGAGATCAGAATAATAAGTAAAATCCGTAAAAGTCCTATCTCCCATAGGAACTGGATCAAGGTCATAAAATTTAGCATATGTTTCTGGATCTTCTTTCTGTATGTTATTTAAATCTTTTGTGCTATATCTTTCAGGAAATACAGATTCACCTTCTTTAAAAGGTAGAACTATACCAATAGTATTGCCTTTTTCACGTTGGTATGTGGCAGGAATTTTAATAACTTCTACACTTGGACTTACATTGGCTTTTATGCAGTCTACATATTTTTTAAGATAATATGCGTATAAGTCACCGTCATCCCATGTTGTGCCTACTATATCTACAGGTGTAGTCATACGATTATCACAAAGTCCAAAAGCTTCTTTTACTATTGTGATAATCTTCTCCATTTGATCTCTTGTAGTACAATTTTCTGGAGTTACAATATCATCGAATTTGATATAATCATAATGTCGAGAAACTATCGTGGAATCTGCACCAAACGCTTCGATAGTTCCTTCTGCATGTTGAATTGTTCGGTTAGGTAGATATATTCCCGACTCGTTCCACTTCGTTTCTGGATTTTCTGGATTCTTAGGACACCATTCTTAAAATCTATCACGAAACACTTCATTGTGTGTAAAAATTTTACCATTCTTAACAACCATTGCTTTAGCATTTGGTAAAACTCCTGAACATAGTAAAATTCTAATATTAGGATTTTCAAGAGTTAAAGCTGTATTATGTGTATATGTGAATAAACTTGTCTTAAAAAAACCCCTTGGTACTAAAATAAGTCGTATTTGTGCTGCTCTTGGTTCACATATTCGTGAACAAAGATACTTATGTAGAATACCAAAGTCTTTAAAACCAAGATATTCAGTTGCTAATAAATATAGCCAGCTAGGGGTTATTGGGTACAAATTCTTTTACTACCTTTCCTGATACTTCTTCTACTGCATCTACTTGGATATGTTCGGGATTGAAGATTACATAGTTGTATTGTTGATTACTAAAACCATGTTTTACCATTATTTCATTTATTAAACTTGGATAATCTTTTGTATACTTCATTAATCCTTCTTTACCTTTACCAAAACCAATATTTTCACCATATTCCCTTTTAGGAATTTGTTTTAATTCTTTAAGTATAACATCGGCTTGTTCATCTGATATATTTTCTATTTTTCTTTCAACTACACGTGGTTTCACTCCCATTATACTACCAGCTTCAAATCTTATTCCATCTATTCCTGCGCGGTCTAGGAATTCGGAAGCTGCTTTTTTGGATCCTAATTTATTCTTTAATGACTCATATAAACTTCCAGCATGATTATTTGATTCAAAAGCAGATAATCTATATCCAGCTTCTGTCATTACTCCTGATTTTTCAAGTAAACTCTTTACTTCATTACTTTGTTGACTTATTGGTTCATCCCAATCTAACCAATTTTCTTGTTGTTTATTGGGGTGTAATGTAGCTTTATAGACATAGCCAGCAGGTGGTTTTTCTCCAATAACATGTTCAACTTCACTCCAACTTGGAGTTGTTTGATGCCACCTAGGTTGTGAAATTAATTCACCAGTTGAAGGATTAACTTTTGCAACTTTTACAGCCCAATTATTACCAGGTTTAAATTCTAAAACTTTATCTAATCCACTATAACCAGGAACTATATTCCCAGGTTTAAAATATCTTTCCAATACATCATTAGATACTGGTCCACCACCATGTCTCAGTCCCAACTTAGCATATGTATCCCTGGCTATATCTAAAACATCAGTTAGATAAAAACCCCAACCCCTTGCTGCTCCACCTTCACCTGTACCTATGTATTTTTTATCGAAAGAACCAAATATATTTCTATATGGAGTTCCATGAAATGCTTTTGTCATCCCTGAAGATTCAGCAGCAAAAAATAACTCTTCCATCTTAGCTTCTATTGGAACTAAACCCCTGTCTTGAATAGCATTTAAATCTATCTTTTTCGTAAACTGATTACCTAACTCAGTAAAAATATCTTTAAGCACAGAAGTGTGTGTTATACTCTGTGCTTTTTCAAGTTCAGCTACATCTGAAATACTTATTACATCCATGCGTCTTTCACACCTTGTTTAAACTCACCGCAACATGCTTGATATTTACTAACCATCACTCCGTTAAATCTACAGTATCTCATAACAGCTTTTGGATTCGGTGTCTGATTCACAGCTTTTTCACAATCGCCACATTGTGTACCGTGTGTTTCGTTTTGGATTTTTTCTTCAATTTGTGCATCTACTTCAGCTTGTGTTGGATAGTGAAATATTTCTTCAGGTTCTTTTAATTCTGGTATATTACTCAGAATCTTCTCTAGTAGTCCGGTCTTCATTAGTCTCCTTATTTAAAAGTAAAACTTCTTGTTGTACTCTATTAGAGTTAAGTTGTGTATATTCACACTGAACTTCATCCCATTCAGCTTGAATGATTTCTTCTTTTTTAGCAACTACTTCAAGATTAGACACACGTCTTTTAAGCTCATCTATAGAGATTATATCTTCTATAAATTGCGACTTATCTATAGCTTCTGTTATTACACTTAAAGCATCTAGATGTATCATATCTTGTTTTGCTACTAAATCAGAGAAGTTCTCCATAAAATACTGAAAACACATAAAAAAACTCTCACCGAGTTCTTCACGCGCCCTGTTTTTATTAACACTTCTTATAAACTTAAGAAATTTTTTAGCAAGAACTAATTTATCTTGGCGGGAATTATCTTCTGAATTGAAAAAGTTAAGATAGGATTTAGAGATGAATTCATAATCATACCCACGTAGTTGAAATTCTATGGGTAGATTTATAAAATTATGAGAAGCTTGTTCTTCAAGCTTCATGTACCATTCTTTTGTGAGTGTGTTAGCTTGCAAAAATATCTCCTTATTTTAGGTGCCAGGGGTCCCAAGGGAGGTTTAATGATGCCTGACCGGAGGACATTTAACCTATTGAAAACCCCCAGCAATTACAGTATATACATTATTTACTTGACTTTTCTACTGTTTTTTTGTTATAAAGTAACCAAAAAAACAAAGAATTTTTTAGGAGGGATTATGTATGAGAGCCTATGTGACTTCTGCCATGAAAAATTTACCAGTAAAAGTCCAAACTGTAGAACATGTGAAAAAGAAGTTTGTGTAGAAAAAAGAAAAATATTCGTTAGAGCTAGAAATGTTATTAATGCAACTAAGAAAAATAAAGTTTATAATGGTGTATTTAAAGAAAAGGAATATAAACGAGTATGTCTGCGGTGCGGTAAGAATTTTATAGCTAAAAGTAAATTTAAAAGATTATGTAATTTTTGTAGTAAAAAAGCAGAAAGTATGTTTGTGGAAAGCGACTTCGCAGTGAGAGTGTATATATGATATCAAAAGATGAAATTAAATACCCAGTATTTATTATTTTTATTATAATACTATTGG